CTCTGGTGGTAAGCTATTTATGACTAGCTTTGCTAACGCAAATTCCACTGGGGTCTATGAGTTTGATCATGGTGGCAGTAGTTACTTTGATGTAGGTACATCTCGTACAGTTAGATTATCTTACGCTATTACTGTATCTCGTAAACATCAAGATGCTGTTAATGGAGAAGTAGACTGGGACGATATACCTAATAACTGGGATACTTGGCCTAACAACTTTGATACTTGGACTGATGAAGATGCAGATTTCTCAGATTATGCTGTTATAGTAGAAGCTAGAGCCGCAGATACAGCGAATAACTTAGCTAGTGCATCTTTCGTAGATGCTTCTGGGGAGGTTGTAGGTAGGTTTGTAGAGTTTAGAGCTACCCTTTCTAATACTGGCCCGAAAATAACCCCTAATATATCGGCACTAAGTGCCACAGTGGAGTACTAATATATGTCACAACATGACTTTTCTATAGCTAATCAGACTGCCAGTAGCGCACGTTCTGATATAAATAATGGACTGCAAGCCCTTGCTAGTAACAATAGTGGGGCTTCTGCTCCTTCAACAACTTATGCTAATATGTTTTGGTATGATACGACTAACAACATATTAAAAATGAGAGATGAGACTAATAGCTCTTGGATAAATGTTGCTTACATAAATCAATCTACAAACTTAACGTCTATAATTGACAATACTCCTGTTGTTACTACAGGTGGATCTACAGTTGGTCTTCTTGGTGATCAGTTACAAAGTGCTTGGAATACAGGTACATCTACTACAGAAAGCCTTATTTCTCCTCTCAAGATGAAGAACGCTATTGAAGCTAACTCAGTGGATCTAACTACTAGTACAGGTACTGCAACAATAGGAACACTTAAGATGGCATGGTCAAAAACTACATTCTCTGGTGTGCCTACAACCGTTTACATTACTCTACCATTTAGCTACACAAGTACAAGTAGTTTTGGTGTGGTTGCAATTAGTGATAACGGAAACCACTCTGGGGCAACGAGGGCGGCACAGGGTGTCTCAATAACAGGAGTAAATCAAATAGCATACTCAAAAGCAGGTTTTGCTGGTAATGCTTGCCACTGGTTCACGATAGGATATTAATATGTTAAGAAAATACGTTCAAGTAGATGAAAATAATATAGCAGTGTGTGTTTGTCTTGTTGAGGGAGAAGTTGACGCGCCTGTACCTGTTATACCTCACGACAATCCAGAGACTGTTGAAATAGGTACGAAGTGGGATGGTTCTAATTGGGTTCAAACAGAAGAACTTGTTAGGTCTAAGAGAGACAAACTACTAGTAGAACAAGTTGATGTTGTTGCTGGTAATGCTCTTCGTTGGGCATCTCTTAGTTCTGATGATCAAGCCTCTTGGTCTGCCTATAGGACTGCACTCTTAAATGTACCCCAGCAAGATGACTTTCCTCTTAATGTGAGTTGGCCTACTAGATGATGGAAATGACAGATCTATGGAGTAGTGTACTGACACTAGGTGTTGGTTTTATTGGGTTTGTATTGAGAGGTTATGTAATAGAGTTAAATAGATTACGTATACTCTTAAACAGGACTAGAGAAGACTATGTTACTAAGGCTGACTCAAATCAAGTCCTTAGTCAAATAATGAGCAAGTTTGATAGAATAGAGGAAAAGCTAGATAGACTCGTGGAGAGAAAATGAAACCCTTACTTATACTACTTACCCTACTAATTGGTAGTACTGTGTATGCTGACGACACAATTTATACCGACACTAACAGTACAATAACTTCTGATGGATCTATGGATACTACAATCAATAGTCCACCACCTTCAGCTATATCACCACAGATAAGTGCAAGTAACTCTGACTTATGTACTGTAGGTGTAGCTGGTGCTGTACAAACACAAATACTAGGTATCTCTGCTGGTCGTACAGTACGTGACATGAATTGTGAGAAGCTCAAGAACGCTAAGACTATGTATGATATGGGAATGAAGGTTGCGGCTGTATCTGTAATGTGTCAGGATTCTCGCGTGTTTGAAGCCATGCTCAATGCTGGAACTCCCTGTCCCAAGGATGGATTGGTAGGCGATAAAGCTAGACTAGCATGGGAAATGGAAGCAGTTGAAGAAGCAATAGAGCGTGACCAGAACAATGTAATCGAGAGGATGTTCGATGAAAATGGTGAGACAAAGATTGGCTTGGGTGTTATTTTTAGTAGCCTTGCCTTCTTATTGTTACTCTGACCCTTATACATACGGGTCAACAGGTAATGCGGCTAGTACTTCTTTAGGTTGGGGTATGGATAGTATCTTACCTAGCATTGCTGGTGTAGACATAAACGGTCTTATCTACAGGTACACAACTGTTAAAGATCCAGATTCTGATATGAAAGTACACGTCAGTAATCTTAATGCTAATGCTGATGGTTATATCTTTAGAGAAACAGATGATTGGTCGGGGGTAGCTGGTAATACCATTGTAAAGTCGTTTCCAGTTTCGAACATTCCAGCTTCAAATTGGGGTACAGGCTCGATTGAAGTGGAAGGAGAAGGCAGAGTGGAAGATGCAGTTGTTATTTACTCCTACAGGGTAGATACGTGCTATGATCCTCAGTCTGATCCTTCATGTGCAGGTTACGTTAAGCCTATGCCTGAGATACCAGAAGTAGTTGTATATGATGCACTAGAAGATGATGCTGTTGTAGATAACCTAGAACCTGATGAGTTCCAATACGACGAAGATGGAAAGCTAATACTCTCTGAAGAAGAGGAAGAAGAAGAGACACGTATAGAGATGGGACTAACCGCTTCTGCTAATGCTCTCACTTTATTTAAGGCTCAAGGTCAAGATGATATAATCATGGCTATCAACCAACAAACTAATATCAATATGTACTACAACGCTGAGATAAATGGCGGTACATTAAATGATGCGGCTGGACTACAAGATGGTACAATACCTGACAACAAGAAAGCCCTAAGAAACAATTTAGCACAACAAGTATTGCACGAACAGATGGTCGATATGCAGTATAATAAATGAGGTTTAATATGAAGTATCTAGTAACAGCACTCTCACTATTCGCTTTACCTGCACTAGCAAACACACCCATAACAGGTAACGTAGAAGCTAAGTGTGTAATACAAACAACTAAAGATGGGGTCTATGGAAACCCTATAGCTAGTAAGTTAAGCACTACACCTGCTGATGGTGGTGTTCTACCTGTAATAAGATTTGATGTATCTATAGCAGACAGCTACACAGCTAACATAACTCACCCTACATCTTTTAGCTCTTCTCCAACACTCACAGATACAGTAGCATGGACAGGAAGCACAAGTGTAACTCAAACATCTGTCTCTGGTATGTCAGCATATGAAGAGGCTAAAGTTTTAGTGGACAGTACTACTATATTTAATTTAACCCTTGCAGGGTCAACGTGGTTCTCTACAGCTTCTAGTGCTACTTACGGAGCATCTAAACCTTTCGCTGGAGGGGTCTATACTGCGCTAGTACAGGCCAGCTGTGTTGCTAAGTAGGCTTGTAGTACTCTTTCTACTACTCTCATTTTCTACCTCAGCGCATGAAATGACACCAGCTTATCCCGAAGTTAAACCTTCTCATGTAGCTGGTGTAGTTAAAGTAGAGATGTCTCTGTTTAACTCTAGAGAAGAAATACAGTGGTATCAGATAGAGTTGTTTGATTTAAATTGGACGAACATACCTTTTGCATCCTCATACCGAATTATAAACATAGGATACAAAGAGAGAAAGTCTTTTGATGTATATATACGTAAAGCAGATATGGATGAAGCTGTATACTTATGTACTACATCAAAGGTAAGAAAGAGTAGTAAGTCTAGAACTCTTATTTCATCTAGGATATGTTCAAGATTAGATGGTGAACCCGCATGAGATTATTATTTACCCTTTGTTTTGTAGCTAGTTCTGCTGTAGCAGATAGTAGTTCCCTTTCATTAGCATTACCTAACCCACCTATGAACTACCAGTCGGACTCATTTTCCACTGGGAGTATGAGGTGTAGTAATGCTGTTGGTGGGGGTGTAAATCTTGAGTACGGTGTAACAGGTGTACTATCAGGTTTAGATACAAATAGCAGGGGTAAAGATATTGGCGTGTACGCTAGAATTGTTATACCTTTAGATAAACCAAAGGCTCGTATAAACTGTGACGACCTATACCAAATAGAGTTAGCTCAACGTAGATTAGAGATACAGAAACTACGAGATGAACTAGAGCAACTAAAGAACCTACAAAGTTCTGGTGGTGAGATGGAGTTTGAGAACTAATGGATACTACTAAGATAGCAGACAACATTGATGGTCTAGCAGATCGTGAGTTTAAGACAGGCGGTATGAAGGTATCATTTGGTTCTATCATGGCTATACTTGCTTTCCTATCTACTATTGTAGGTGGTTTGTATGGTGGCTTTGTGTTGTACCAGAAGATAGAATCAGTCGCTGGACTTGACCTAGAAGAATACCAACTACAAATGGACGTAATGGATGCCAAGGTAACTGGTATATCTGAGAAGGTAGAAGAGAGTGTAGAATACAGTCGTGATATTAAGAATGGACTTAGATCTGATATTCTTAGTATAGAGAAACAGACGGATCGTGTGGAAGACATGGTACGTGAAACAGAAGATAAAGTACGTAATATGATAGATGACGCTGAAGTAA